GCTGTCTCCGAGGTGCGGAGGGTTCAAAAGTTTCAGAGGGGGTCGGGCGAAAGGCCCGGCCGCCCACAGCGAAGGAACGACGCAAGGCCGTCCGACGATGGAGGAGACATGCCAAGAGGAGGAAAACGCGTCAGATCCGGCCCGATGCCCGATCCGTCGAGCGGAGCGAGCGAACGCAGGGGATACACTCTGCGCAGCCTGCCCAACACAGAATACAAGGGGAGGCCGCCGAAGTTCCCGCTGCCGCCGTATGTGCTTCGCGATTTCGACAAGGAGTCGCAGGAATGGGTCGAGGACACCGCCGGTTCGGAGTCCTGGAACGCCCGCGAGGCCGAACTGTGGAAACAGCTGTGGCGTCTGCCGCAGGCACGCGCGTGGAAACAGCCGCAGCTTCGGTATCTGCATTATCAGATCGCATCATATGTCCGTGAATGCGTCATCTGCGAGAGCTCGTTGGCGAAGGCCGCTGACGTGGCCGTGAAGATCAGGCTCGAGGACCGCATCGGCCTGTCCGAGGCCGGATTGCAGGCGCTCGGCTGGAAGATCTCTGAGGACAACGTCGACATGGCCGCCCACGAGGTGCCCGCCACGGACGCGGAGGCCACCGAGAGCGGCATGGACACCAAGATCGTCCAGTTCCCGCGCCGCCTGAGGGCGTGACATGGCCGACGATTGGATCATCGACTTCCCGACATTGGCCGACCTGCAGGACGCGTGGGTGCGGAGGCATGTGCGCCAGCCCGACGGCATCCTCCGCGGCAAGCCATTCTGCTGGTCCGATTGGCAATTCTGGTACGCAGCCCACCGTTGGAGGGTGCGCGAGGACGCGGAATTCGTGCCTCCCGAGGAGGTCACGGTGGACAATCCGCTCGTCCTCAACCAGGCCTTCCAGTACCGTCTGACCGGCTGCATAGGACCTCAGAAGACCGGCAAGGGGCCGACCGAGGCGTCGTGCGCCATTCTCGAGGCCTGCGGTCCAGTCGTGTTCGCCGGTTGGGCGAAGCCCGGCGACGTGTACCGTTGCTCCGACAACGGCTGCCCCTGCGGATGGGTCTACCGCTACAATCCGGGCGAACCGAAGGGCATGCGTCACCCTTCGCCACTCATCCAGCTGACCGCGAATTCCGAGGACCAGGTGCGCAACGCCTACCGTCCACTGGTCGCGATGATCCGGCTCGGCCCGTTGAAGCACCTGCTCAAAGTGCGCGAGGGCTTCATCCGCATCCTGCGCCCCGGAATTAACTTGGACGATGACGATCTTGACCTCGACCGCATCGACGTGGTGACCGCCTCGGCCACGAGCCGTCTGGGCAACCCGATCAGCGATGCTGAACAGGACGAGGCCGGACTGTACACCAAATCCAACGGCATGCTCGACGTGGCCGACACCCAACGCCGCGGCGCCGCAGGCATGGGCGGCAGGACGCACTTCTGGACCAACGCCTACGACCCCGGCGAAAATTCCTATGCCCAGCAGCAGTTCGAATCTGCCAGCAAGGACGTGTGGATCTTCTACCGCAACCCCGACTTGAACCCCGACCTGCGGCACAAGGACGGCACACCATACAGCTTCAACAACCGGCGCGAACGCCGCAAGATCCTTGAATGGGTCTACGCCGGCAGTCCATGGGTGCCCTTGGACTCCGTCGAGGCGGAGGCCGAGGCGCTCATGGAGAAGGACCCGGCACAGGCGGAACGCTTCTTCGGCAACCGCATGGTGCAGGGAGGCGGCGCTTGGCTCGAGGACGGATTGTGGGAGTCGTGTTATGCAGGAGCATGAGCTTTGGCTTGAGAACCCGCCGAAGGGCACCGAGGTGTGTCTTGGGTTCGACGGCTCGGAGAACGACGACTGGACGTGCATCAAGGCCGAAACCAAGGACGGATTCATCTTCACGCCGCGCTACGGCGAGGACAGGCGCCCCACCATCTGGAATCCGAACTCGTGGGGCGGCAGGATTCCCCGCAGCGAGGTCAACGCCGCGATGGACGAGCTCAACGACCGATACCGGATAATCCGCGCCTACTGCGACCCCGGTTTCCGCGACGAGGTGTCGTGGGAATCGCAGATCGAGGCATGGGACATGCGGTACGGCCCGAAGAAGTTCATTCCCTGGGCGATGAGCGGCTCGAGCCGCATCACCGCCGTATGGGAGGCCTTGAAACGCTTCGAGTCCGATCTGCAGCATCATGAGATCACGCAGGATGGATGCCCGATAACCATCACGCATATGCGCAACGCGCGCCGCTTCGCCAAGTCCGGCGAACGGTACGGGCTCGGCAAGCCGAAGCAGACGAGGAAGATAGACGCGGCGGTGACGTGCGTGCTGGCGCATGAGGCGGCATGTGATGCACGTGCCGCCGGTTGGGGTAGGAAACGCAAGGCGTACTTGTTGACTGGTTCTACTACGAGGGGGTTCTAAATGATTCGTACCGCCGATGACGTGAATCGCATGGCGAATCTTCTCGCCTTGAAGATCGAGAACCGTCGGCCGGACATCAGGAAGCATACGGATTATGTGCGTGGCAAGCGCGGCACACTGAAATTCGCGTCCGACGAATTCAAACGCTACATGGCTGACCGGTTCTCCGGTTTCGCCGACAACTGGTGCCTGCCGGTGGCGCAGGCGCCGGTCGAGCGCATCCATTTCAGAGGCTTCATCCCATACGACGACAGTGAGCTCGACTCGCATGTCATGCGCGTGTGGGAGCGGAATGACTGCGACCGCAAACTGCAGGAGACGGCTCTGATGATGACCACGACCGGACGTGCGTTCGGCCTGGTGACCTCGATGCCGGACGGCAGGGCGCGAATCAGCTTCGAACACCCCGACAGCGCGGCAGTGCACTACGACCCGCTTACAGGCGAGGTTGATGCCGGGCTGCTGGTTCGATGCGACGAGGAGCACGAGTTCGGCACGCTGCTGCTGCCGGATCTGGTGTTCGACGTGGTGCGCGTGCGTGCCGGCGGCGATGACGAGCTCAACCGTCTGCCGCCCGGCGTTGAAGGCTGGCGGTTCGTTCCGGATTCGGCGCGCGCGAACCCACTCGGCCGAGTGCCATTGGTCGAATTCCGTAATCAGATGCTTCTGGACAACCTGCCCATCAGCGACGTCGAGCAGGTCGAATCCATGCAGGACGCCGTCAACGTCTGCTGGGCCTACACGCTCAACGCCCTGGACTTCGCGTCCATGCCGGCGAGGGTGATACTCGGCGGCGACTCCCTGTCTGAACCGGTTTTCGACCGGAACACCGGAGAGCAGGTCGGCGAGCGTCCAGTGAATCTCGACAAGCAGGTCATGGAGCGCATCATGCAGATCACCGGCGACAACGTGTCGATTGGGGAATGGACCGCCAGCAACCTGCAGGCGTTCCTGCCGATCATCCAAAAAGCCGTCGAGCACATCGCTGCCGAGACACGCACGCCTGGCCATTATCTGTTGACGAACGCGGAGGTGCCGGCCACTGGCTACGAGGTCGCCGAAGCTGGATTGGTCAGCAAGACGCTGGAGCGCATCGGTTTCATGCGTCAGCCGGTGCGCGAGCTTTGCGTGATGGCCATGATGCTCGAGGACGACGAGGAATCCGCCCGCATCCTCGAGGACTCCAAAGTCGTTTTCGCCACCCCGCAATACCGGTCCGAGGCGTTGATGGCCGACGCGATGCTCAAATACAAGCAGCTCGGATACCCCTTGCAGTGGATAGCCGAACAAATGGGCCAGAGTCCGGAGGACATCAAACGCATCATGCGCATGGTGGACGACGAGAACCACGATCCGGAGATGGCGGAGATAGCCCGCAGCCTACAGGTCGGAGGTGCATCTGATGACGGTGACGCTGGAGAGCCTGTCGGACAGTCGGAACACCCTGGCCAGACTATGCCTGCTGGCCGTGAAGGCGGCGGACAAAACGTGGAAGGGCGTGGATCCGCGACGGGTGCGTGACAGCTGGAATCGGACGAATGCCGACTTCCTGACGCTCTTCGCCACCCTGCAGACGCGCGCCGCCGCCGACGCGATGGATTCATCCACGCTGATGCTCGCCGAACAGGGCGATTACGTGCGTCCCGATGGCGGCATCGCGAATCCTCTCGCATTCGGGACCGGCTTCGCGCCGAGCGGCATCGACCTCGGATCGTATTTCGACATCCCGGTGACGCGCACTTTGTCGGCCATCAAGTCAGGCATGGGTGAATCCGATGCCATGATGGCCGGTCGCGCGACGCTCCGTCAGATGGCCATGCAGGCCATCGAGGACACATCCATCAGTGCGATGGGCGTCAGCATCACCCAAAGGGCAGTCGTCGGCTACGTGCGTGTCGAATCACCCGACTGCTGCCCACGATGCGCCATACTCGCCGGAAAATACTTCCGGCACAACAACGACTTCCTTCGCCATCCGAAATGCCACGGCCGCACCATCCCCTGCAAAGGCAAGGAAAAGGCCGAGAAACAAGGCTGGATCACCAGTCCGATGGACCGCTTCAACAATATGAGCGAAGAGGAGCAGGATAAGGTCTTCGGGCATGCCGACGCGCAGGCCATCAGAGACGGCGCCGACATCTACCAGGTCGTCAACGCGCACCGCGGCATGCGGCCAATCGGCCGCGGCAATGTCCATATGACCACGTCCGAAGGCACTGGCCGCTATGGGTGGAGCCGCATGATCCGCCGATACCAATACGGACAAAGGCAGCGGCGCAGGCTCACGCCCGAAGGCATCTACAGCTTCAACCTCCCGCGCGAACAGACCATCGAGCTTTTGAAGCGCGAAGGCTACATCCTGCCCGACAAGTGGCGCGAGCAGGTGCCGGAACTCCGCCGCCAGCAATGGCTCCGCAACAACGAATGGCGTCAGGGGCGGCATGAGGAGCTGACCGCGGCGCAGAAGCGCCTCCAGAACGCACGACTCCGCTACGAAGCCGCGCTCGCCGGCCGCAACCCGTACCAGCCGGGATCGCCGGTCACGCCTGACGTGCTGGCCAGGGCGGAGAACTCGTATCGCCGGTGGCTTTCCAGCAACGGCGAAAAATACACCGAATGAAAGGAAACACCATGTCCGATGGACAGCAGCAGGATCCGAACACCAATGCTCCTGGCGCACAGGAGCCGCCCGTCGACTGGCACGACAAGTTCCTCGGCCAGAAGAAGGTCAACGGTGATCTCGAGGCGAAGCTCAAGGCCGCCTACGAGAAGGCCGACCGCGTCGACGACCTCGAGAAGCAGGTCGCCGAATGGCAGAAGCGCGGCGAGGAATTCGACGCCGCCCAGGCCACCATCGCCGGACTGCAGAAACGCGTCCTCCAGGCCAACGTCACCGCAGCCGCCACCGGCAGGCTCATCGACCCCGGCGACGCCCTGAAACTCATCGACTTCTCCGACCTGACCGCAGACGATCAGGGCGGATACGACCAGCAGGCCATCAGCGACAAGATCGACGCCCTGGTCTCGGCACACCCGTATCTCGCGCAAGGCGGGAACAAGGCTGGCCTGAACGGAATCATCCCGCCGTCAGGCGCCCGCGATGGAGATCATTCCGCGGGACAGCTCACCAGGGACGACCTGAAGAACATGACCTCAAGGCAGATCGAGGAGGCGCGCCGCAAGGGCCGCCTGGATGACCTGCTCGCAGGCCGCCAGAACAAGTAAGGAGGCCAGCAATGGCAATCACCAATTTCATTCCCGAGGTCTGGTCCGCCAGCATCCTCGAAGCCCTGCGCGCGAAGCTCGTCTTCCCGAGCCTGTGCAACCGCGATTATGAGGGCGACATCCGCGAGGCCGGCGACACCGTCCACATCACCGGATACGACGACGTGACCGTGAAGAAGTACACCCGCGGCACCAACATCACCGTCGACGCAGTAACCGATGCGAACAAGGGCACGCTCACCATCGACCAGTCCGACTACTTCGCCTTCAAGGTCAACGACCTCGACAAGGTGCAGGCGAAGGCCGACCTGACCGGCAACTTCACGAACTCCGCCGCCTACAACATGGCCTTGAACGTCGAGAAGTACATTTCCGGCCTGATGGACAAGGCGGCCACGGCTCCGGCGAAGACCATTTCTGTCACCACTCCGTCCGACGCGTATCTTGCGGTCGTCGAAGCACGTAAGCAGCTCGACAAGCAGAACGTGCCGACCGAGGGACGCTGGATCGTCGTCAGCCCCGACTTCTACGCGCTCCTGCTGCAGGATTCCCGCTTCATCGAAGGCACCGAGGCTGGCCACAACACGCTGCTCAATGGCGTGGTCGGCTCCGTCAGCGGTTTCACGGTCGTGGAATCCAACAATGTTCCGACCGTGTCCGGCAAGCCGTCCGAGCAGTCCATCATCGCCGGCACCAACGCGGCCACCACCTTCGCCCAGCAAGTCAACAAGGTAGAGGCAATGCGCATGCAGGACGACTTCGCGGACATGGTCCGCGGACTTGACCTGTACGGCGGCCTAGTGGTCCGCCCCGAATGCCTGACCAAGATCACCCTGACCCTCGCCGCCGACTAGGTGCAGAGCCTGCAGGCCGCGCCACAGCCCGTCGTGGACGAGGAAAACACGGACTCCGACACCACGGAGGACACCGGCAAGAAGAGCAAGTGACCCGAAACGGCCGCCTGATGATCGGAGGCGCTGAATGAGCATGACGGCACTGGCCACACTGGCCGACCTGCAACGGTACGGCATCGACGTGCCGGACAACAACATCGCGCTCGGCCTGCTCGACTCGGTGTCTGCGGCCGTGCGCGACGCAGCAGGCTGTCCCATCACCCGCGGCGAATGGACGGTCGACCTTCCCGGAGAACAGTCCAGGAAGCTCGACCTGCCCTGCAAGGCGGTGCGCGGCGTGTCCAAGGTGCTCGTCGACGGCAAGCCCGCCGACGGGTGGAAGCTGTTCGGCTCGTCGCTCTACCGCGACGAACCGTGGAGCCCGTTCGGCGGCATCCCGTCGACAGTGACTGTCACCTTCACCGGTGGCTGGGATCCCGTGCCGGAGGATGTGGTCAGACTGGTCTGCTCGTATGTCGCCGCCGGACTGCATCAGCTTTCCGACGGCGGGCCCGGTGCCCACTTCGGCGTCAGCTACGAGCGTCTGGACGACGCACAGGTCGGCTACACGCAGCAGGAGGGCTCTCTGGACGCGACCACGCTGCCAGAATCGACCAGACGCAGCCTGCGCAACCGTTTCGGCGCGAACGTCGCTTCGATTGGGGTGTTCCGATGAGAATCAGCGAAGCGTTCCTCGCCAAGGCGCGCTCCGACGCGGAGAATCTGATGACTGACCTGTGCATGGTAACGCGCCCCGGCGAGTCCACTACGGATCCTGGCACGGGACTGCCGAACACTGGCACGGAGAAGGTGTATGAAGGCCGCTGCAAGGTGCAGACCAGCGGCGGCCTCGCCAGCGAACAGACCGAAGGCAGCGCCGCCCAGAACATGGGCGCCGTAAGCCTCGTCTGGTCGCTGTACATGCACTTTCCCTTCGGCACCGACGGCCTGCGCGCCGGAGACGTCGCGGAGATCACCGAATCCGCCAACCCATTGCTCAAAGGCAGACGGTTTCGTCTCATCTCCCCGCAAAGCGAGAAGAGCCATGCTACCGCCTGCAGGTGGAATGTGAAGGAGGACGCATGAACGCCACAAGCCTGTTCGACGCGTCCGAGCTGACCGCCTTCGCCGACAAGCTGCTCGCCAAAGGTGTCGCCCGACGCGCGGCCATCACCATGGTCGTGAAGAAAGGCGCGCAGAACGTCAAGAATGACATCCGCGAAGACCTCTCCGGCTCAGGCAACAAGGCGATACGCCGCATACCGATCTCTTACGAGGTGCAGGAGTCCGCCGGGCGCATCACAGCCGAGATTGGTCCTTCGAAGGGCGGCGCCGGCAGCCTCGCCAACATCGCCTTCTTCGGCACCGCAAAAGGTGGCGGAACGCACGAATTCTACGAGCACGGCGAAAAGGAACTGCCGAAGCTCGCCGAACACGTGGCCAAAGCTGCCGTGGAGGTGGTCTGAATGACGTCGATCATGACGCTGACTGACACCATCCTCGACCACATCCCACAGCCCGCAAAAGGCTGGAAAGTGTATCGGCAGACCGCGCCGAAGCCGACGGACAAGCCGCCGTGGATCATCGAGACGGTGACCACCAACGGCCATCTCGTCGGTGAGACGCAGCGACCGCATGGCGGCATCGGCACATTGCAGGTGCGCATCGTGAGCACCACCGTTGATTCCGTCAATGTCATCGCGGACGACCTCATGGTCCCCGGCCTGACCGGCAAGCGGTTCGTCGCCAATGGCTTCGACACCGGCTGTCTCACCCTGTTCTCCGACTCCGGCGCGTACGCGGCCGGACTCACCGCCGAGGAGACGGCGCTCCTGTACCAGTGCCGCCTCATCACCTACAAATTCAACTGGTCACGCCTGTGACCAGGAACAAACATTCCAACCCCTTTCGGCTGAAGCCGTGAGGGGTTTAATCATA